GAACTACGGACGGTTTGCGGTATTGGAGGGTCAGGCAAATCTGGATGATTTACTGACGGCTAGACCGGGAGGCATCGTACGTGTTAAGTCACCTAATGCTGTCACCCCTCTGGCTACTCCTCCGCTTGAACCTTTTGTGTTTAACATGGTTCAGTATCTAGATGAGGTGCGTGAGTCACGTGCGGGTGTAAGTCGAATGAGCCAAGGAATGAATGAGGACGCATTGACCTCTCATACTACGGCTACTGCTGTTAACGCAGTTATGACTGCATCACAATCAAGAGTAGAACTTATAGCCCGTAACTTTGCTGAGACAGGCGTTAAGGATTTGATGTGTAAGATATATGAACTGTTAGTTAAGAACATGGACAAGAAGCGTGTCATCAAACTCAGGGATCAATGGGTAGAAGTTAACCCAAGGTCATGGGCTGACAGGATGGATGCTACTGTGTCTGTTGCTCTGGGCAACGGTAATAAGGATCAGCAGGTTGCACAGTTGACTCAGTTGACTCAGATGGCTATGGGTCAACAAGCCTCTGGTAGCCCAATGGTTAGCCCTGAGAACCTATACAACTTGCAGGCATCATTGCTCAAGTCTATGGGGTATCAGAATGTAAATGATTATCTCACACCTCCTCAGATGCAAGAACCGCCACAACCTGATCCTATGCAAGAGGCGCAGTTACAGGCCCTTAACGTAGACACACAGGTTAAGCAGGGTGAACTAGAGGTTAAGAGAATGAAAGTTCAGAATGATATTCAAGAAACCAAGATGGAATCTAAATTTAAAATGGCTGAACTAGCAATTGAAGACAAACAAAAGAGGGCAGTTAAAATAGGGTCATGACACCAGAACAAAGACAGACTAATGCAAAAAGATTATTAGAAGATGATCTGTTTGCAGAAAGTATCGAAGCGTTAAAAGCGCAACTACTACATGAGTGGCAAGTGACAAGCCAACATGATATTGAGAGTAGAGAACAGATTTGGCTTGAACTCAAACTGGTGGATAGATTAGTAGGACATATCCAATCAATATTTGAGGAAGGACAAATAACTAAATTTACATCAACAATGAGAACTATTTAAATTATGGCTATACCAAATGTGGTGGACACTACTCCAGTTGAGCGACCCACCGAACCATTAAGCGAAGCAATGAATATTGCTAACGCACAAGAAGAGATTCTAAAACTTATGGACGCTGATGAGGCGCAACCAGTAGTGGCAGAAGATCAACCTGTAGAAGAAACGGAATCACAACCTGAAGAGGAAGAGGAAGTTTTAGAAGAGGAGGCTGAAGTATCTGAGTCTGAGTCTGAAGAATATGAAGATGAAGATGAGGAATATGAAGCAACAGACAATCGTGATGCTGAAGGGCAGGAAACCGAAATGTACACCATCAAAGTTGATGGTCAAGACGTAGAGGTATCCTTAGAAGAATTGCAACAAGGCTATTCACGGCAGTCTGACTACACAAAAAAGACGCAGGAGTTATCAGAAGAGCGCAGAACTATTGATGCGGAACGTGCTGAATACCAGAACGGACTAAATCAATTGATGGCGCAGCGTCAACAGTACGAACAGGCGTTAGGCCAACTAGGTCAACAGTTATCTCAGAACATGAGTAAGTTTCAGAATGTTGATTGGCAGCGATTAAAGAACGAAGACCCGCTAGAGTATGTCACCAAGCGTGATGAATTCCGTGAAGAACAGGAACGCATCAAGTCAGTGCATTACCACCAACAGCAGGTGCAAGTACAGCAACAGCAAGAGATGGAGCAGATTCGTCAGAAGGCTGTAGCAGAGGAGATAGGTAAACTAGGGAAACTTATTCCTGAATGGAATGACCCCGATGCACAACCTAAGATCGCTAAGAATATTATGGATTATGGTGTAACCTCCGGGTTTACCATAGAGGAGATGGAGGGTCTTGTTGATTCAAGGTCTGTATATCTTATTCATAAAGCCATGAAATATGACGCACTTCAAAATGCTGACTTGAAAAACAAGAAGGTTAAAAATAAACCTAAGATGACTAAGAGCGGAGCCAAGCGACCCAAGTCCGATGCTAAACGTAGGCGTAAAGCCGAACTTTCAAAACAACTAAACTCTTCAGGGAAGGTTGCAGATGCAGCCAAACTGTTAGAGGATATTTTCTAAGGAGAAAATACTATGGCAGTACCAACTAATACACGGGAAACTTACGGAGCCATTGGCATTCGTGAAGACCTGTCAAATATCATTTACAATATCAGTCCGGAAGAAACTCCGTTCATGTCAAACGTAGGTAAATCGTCTTGCGATAATACTTACTTTGAGTGGCAGACGGATGCTCTTGCATCAGCCAGTACCAGTAACCGTGTTGCTGAAGGTGATGACGCAAGTGCGCTTGCAGTGGCAGAACCGACACGCCGTGGAAACTACACGCAGATTAGCACGAAAGCAATCCAGACTTCTGGAACTGCTGAAGCCGTTGACTTTGCGGGTCGTAAATCTACGGAAGCCTATCAGATGGCGAAACGTGCAAAAGAACTGAAGTTGGACATGGAAGCAATGCTTCTTACCAACAACGGTATGGTTGCGGGTTCGTCAGGTACGGCACGTGAAACTGGCTCTGTCGGTGCATGGATTCAGTCAAACCTAGAGAACGGAACGGCTGCTGCTTCTTCCGCTTTTGGTACGACTCCTCCGACTGCGGGTACAGATAAGGCTGTTGTTGAGTCCGATATCAAAGACCTCATGAAGAAATGTTGGGATGCGGGCGCAAGCCCAAGTATCATCATGGTTGATGGTGCGCTTAAGCAGAAAATCTCTACGCTTTCGCAGAGTGTTTCTGAGTTGCGTACGTCTGCTAATGATAAGTCGCCTGCATATGTCGTGGCTGCGGTTGACATCTATGTCAGTGACTTTGGCAATCTTCAGATTGTACCTAACCGGCATATGCCTGCCAAGACCTGCTACTTCCTAGATTATGAGTATTGGGATATCGCTTATCTGCGACCTTTCAATACCTTTGATCTGGCCCGTACAGGTGATAGCATGGCGAAGCAACTGGTTGTGGAGTACGGTTTACGTGCCCGCAATGAGGCTGCTAACGGTGCCATCCTTGGTTGGGACCCGGCTCTCTAGGAGCGGTAATTGGGATGCCCCCTTCGGGGGGCTGACCTTTTGAATTAGATGACCTATAAAGGAAAGAACATGAAACTAAGTAAGAAACATTTTGATAGACAGCCTGACAAAAAGGTTGAATCGAAGAAGGTAGATGCTATGGCTGAACTAAAAAAGGCTTACAGCAAACCACAAAAGGTTGCCAAGGTAGGAGGCAAGGGGTATGTCTAAGACCATATTTGATATAGATGAAACATCTACAACTTACTTTGAAGAAGGTGACAAAGAGTTTACCTTAACCAAGGTACAGGATACAGCACCTGTACTGGATAATAACAAGAAAGAATTCAACAGTGGAATAAATAACCCTACAGATGGTATGTTTGGAAGAAAGGTAGCGTCTATTCCCTTAGTTGTATGGCAGAACTGGATGAAGGAAACTAACGGAGCGGTCAGAAGTGACCCTGTTTTGTTGGCTAAATACCTGAATGATCCAGACAATAAATACTTCAGAACACACAACAGTAGGATATAATTATGGGATTTTTTTCAAAGCCGTCACAAGAAGAAATGCAAGCAAGATACAGGGCCATGGCAGAACAAAGCGTTCTAAAGAATGGTGAGTTGCCAACTGCTCCTGCGGGAAGTCAACAGGTTATTTACGGGCAGAATCAAAACTCACTTGGATTAAATTACGGTGATGCTGCTCCTACCATATATGAGCGCAACGGAAGAAAGTTTATTAGAAACCCTCATGGTGCAGGCGATTATGTTTTGAATGAAAGAACAGGAGCCTACCATGCACCGGGCGGTGATGGTGCCGGTGGCATCCTTATGTTTAGTCCTGCTAAAAAGGCTGAAGAGGATGAGGAAGAGGATAATAAACAGGCTTCATCCAATAACTCCGGTGGCTCTGGTGGCGGTGGAGGCGGTGGGGGAGATGATAACGGTGATGATGACAAAAATCCTAAACCTGAAAAACCAACGGTTACATACGGAAGACCTAACAAAAAAGTCATCGGCCATAAGACAGATCAAAAAACTATATTAGGATCAAATTATAATGATATGGTTAACTATCAACCAGTTACGCCGGAGCAAAAGAAAAACTCATTAGTTAATGTAGGAAAATGGATGGTTAAACTAAATCCTGAACACTCATTAGCCAAAGACCCCGGTCGACTTAAATGGAAAAAACCTATAGTTCTTTCCACATACTCAATTTCGTAACGGAGAATATCAATGGCAATTGAAGGATCAACAACAACAACCGACAGCACTAATACCAGTAAACCGTGGCAACAAGAGTATTATAAGCGTATGCTTGCGCAAGCGGAGCACTTGCGGGATGCAGGAATGCCTGATTACTACAAAGGCGCAACTGTAGCAGGATTTACTCCCGCTCAGATGGAGTCAATGAACCTGACATCTAATTATGTTACTGGCGGTGCGCAGGACATGATGAACAATCAGAACCAAATTTATCGTAATATGATGAGCGGTCAGGTAGACACGGGTGCAGGTTCACCTTACGCTAATATGGCTGATGCATACAAGAGCCAGGCAGTAAGTCAGGCTCAGGATGCTATGGCTGAGATAAGA